TATGTCGTAGTCTATACCGCTAATGGCACTGGCGTCGTCAAGGAGTTGTTGCATACCTTCGGTGGTACCCGCGTATCCCATAGCAAGATTTTCGAGCATGGTGAAGTTGTTCCTAGAGAAGCCTGCATAAGCGTTCTGGACCATCTCCATATCTGTGCCGAGCTTGTTAACATTGTCGGCCATGTCTATCATAGCCTGATTAGTCAGTTCTGCCGCTCTCTGTTGGTCTCCACCAAGAGAGGATATCATAGCGGCAGAAGAGCCGATAGCGGCCTCCATAAAGTCATTCATTGACTGTCCTGTAGAGGTTGCTGCGTCTGCAGCATACTGCATCATCTGTGAAGCAGCGTCTCCGTAAAGCGTCTCAATACCACCTGTGAGTTGTTCGTAGTCAGCATAAGAGTTGACCGCCTGAGTAGTGAGAGCCGATACGCCTGCAGCTGCAGCTCCTACCACCGCTGCGCCGACTCGTGCCGCCGCTCCCAGAGCGCCCGAAAAAGCTGAACCTGCACGGGAACCGGCAGACCTTCCTGCTTCTTCACCTGCGCCTGTCAGTTCTTCGCTGATAGCGCCTCTGGCTCCTTCCATTGAAGGTACGATCAAGACATAGGCTCTTGCTACTTCATTTGCCATGTTTGCGAGCCTCCCTTCGTTTCATCTCCATCCATTCATGGAGTTCGTTCCTTTTTACGGCCGTTCCTATCTTCTTGAGCTTCTTCTTAGCCCATGGCCGTGTATATTTTTCAGGCTTCTTGCTCTTCTTCTGGCTGAAGCCTGCAATTATATTCGAGTTTATTTGAGCCAACACATCGAAGATGTCGGCAAGTATGATGTTTGTTCTCAGGACTGTTCCCCAGTCTTCCACTTCTGGGTGAAGTTCTCGGAACAAAGCCGAGTCCACCGAAGAATGCTTAATAAACGAACCGAAGGCTCCCCAACTTAGGGAGCCTCCAATATCGCCTATCTCGATTCCGGCTGAAGAAATCAAGTCATGGTTAATCGCCTCGCGATGTTCTTCAATGAACCTTCGGAGGCTTAAGATTCCCCCACCGATGCACCTGCTGCTTCCTGCGTAGCATCATTCCATGCCTTGACAAGCTGCACGATCTCATCAGTGAGAAGTCCGTTGAAGACATCTTCGGGAATATATTCCTTGAAGAACTCAATGACCTTCTCGTCCGTTCTCATGTTCTTGAGCACCATATATGGGACACTTGAAGCGAGTGGAATTGAATAGGCCTTGTCGCCGATGGTCGCCTTCAATACTTCAACCTGTTTTTTCTTAAGAGTTACTTCAGCCATTTTTGAAATCTCCTTTTCTGATTAAGACTCAATGTCGTCTCCTTCGTCTGTTACCTGTACCCAGTCACCTTGGATGGTGATATCGAGCTCAACAGCTTCATCGCCCTTGTAGTTGATGTCGCCGAGATCACTGATGAGACCATTCGATGTGCCGACATAGGTCATTCTCTCTCCGTCCTTCATGATGAAAAGAAAGGCAGCAGGATCGGGTTTGCTGTCAAGGTTTACCTTGAGAAGCGTACCGTGATCAACTGTAGCGGCCGTCTTAGTCACGTTAGAAGAGCCGAAAACAGTCTTGAGAGTGTTCTCTGTGATGTCCATGATCTTGCCCTTAATCGTTCCGGGATCAGAACCTGGGATAGTTCTCTTGGGCTGAAGTGCCCAGTTCTTTAATGTCTTACTGTCACGCGCCGTGAAAGCGATACCGTCTGCATCGATGTCTCCGACTATGGTCCAACCAGTGAGTGTGTCTGTCGGATACGCTGGCAAAGCAGTTCCGGCCGGAGCCGTGTAGAACATACCGGAAGCATAGCCGCCTCCTAGCATAACATTATCTACCATTTAATTTACCTCCTATTTATTATCGTTTTTTCTTGATGTGCGATAATATTTAACCTCGCAGAGCACATCGCGAGGTCAGGTCTCACGGGATCAGCACCCCATGAACCTGAAGAATTGACTGTCACCATTCTGATAGCAGTCGTTTGATCGTCTGATATCTTCTTCAATACGCCGATCGCGTTTCTCAGAAGTTCGTCTGCTTTCTCTTCGGTCTCGGCTCTGGCATCGAGAACGATGTCAAATGAGTCGATGGTGTTCTTATCAGAACCACCAACTCTCTGGACTTCAATAGAAGGAACTTTGAACTTCGCAGGAAGCGGTCTGCAATATGTGGCGAAGTAACCAGTCAAAGCGAGTCTAACGATGTTCTCTATGTCAATGCTTCTGAGTATCTCCATAAATCACACCGCCCTGCTCAATGCTTTGTTTTCCGCCTCTGCACGAATCGACTCTTCGTCGGTCGTCCCTGCAAAAGCGATATATCTTGTGCCAGCTTTAGTGCTGTGCGCTCTGAAGCCTTCCCCTTCGAGACCTTCGGAAGCCGCGTCTGCGATCTTCTGTGCCTCGTTGAGAACGAGTGCTTCGACTTCGGGAGAATTAAGCAGCTGCTTAAATCCATCCGAATTGAATACGATCCTTGCGTTCGCCATAAATCAACCCTCCCATCTGATCAGATTGAGCTGTATATGTGACCGTGTGAATGCACCCGTCCACACTCTTGGCTCTCCCTGGATCTCGTAGGTCTGACCATTGGCGACGATGTGATCGCCGGCTTGCACGTCAGAACCTTCCGGACAGTAGACCGTCATCCCATCGCTGACACCAAGGACTCTCCCGTCAAGTGACAGCGAAGTCGATGCGGGCTGAATAGAACAGCCCGTGATCGTCAACTCTGACACCTTGGTGGAATCCCAATCTGGTACGACTGAACCGCGCACGGTCTTCGTTCCCGGTCTGACTCTCGTGATAGACTGTGAACACCATGAAGGTAGCATTAGTAACACCCCCTCACTTTATAGGTCGCAAGGATCTCCTTGTTGTCGTCAGGTAGTGCCGTCGCTCTGGTGTTACCTGCCCAGGAGGCGTTGTAAGTGACTGAAACGCCACCCGCCGCCTCGGAGGTGATGCCGTAAGAACTCGAAACTGCATGCACGACTCTGTGAGCCGTGAGTTCCTTCAGAACATCCATCTGGTTCTCTGCGAGTCCGGCATTATACACGACGCGGATCTTAGATCTGCGGTCGTGATAGCCGACATCGTAAACTCGAATCAGTCCGCTCGCATTGAGATCGAAGTCTGTCGTCTCTTCACCTGTCCATTCGCCGCCGACATTCTGTGCATCCAACAAGATGCTCGTCACGGAATTGACCAGTGTTGCGGGCAGTTGAATCAGAAGATCGTTCCCGACAAAAGCGTCCCTCAGATCTCTCATGTTGTAGCACATCTCGCATTCGAGCGCGGGATAGATATGCCATCCGCAGTAGTTCTGAATGGAACGCGTCGCAGGTGGAATGTTCGCAGAAACCCTCGAGTCACCCGTAAACTTGGAATTCGTGAAGGAACCAAACTCAGTCGTCGTCAGGAAGTCTGTCAGAGAAGTCGCTGTTGTAAGGGTATAGCCCCACGGAGTCAACATGCTCATTTGTTAGATCCTGCCTTTCTCGACTTATTTGCAGGCGCCTTCTTCGCCTTGATCTCAGGTTCGGGAACCTTCACAGGCTCGGCAGCCTTTTTCTTGGAGTGGAGAACAGCTCCTTCCGGTGCTTCACCGTCAGCAAACCATCTCAGCTCTCCATTGATGTCGTAGATCTTCATCTCGCGAGCCTCCTTTCTTCAAAAATAAAAGGAAAGGTCCCGAAGGACCTTCCCCAGAAAAATCATCAGGAACCCTGCTCGAGAACAACAACACCCTTGAGATCAACGACTGCACATGCGAGTCTCTCTTCTGCGAGTAGAGTCACTCTGTTGTAGAGAGCATCGTCCTCGTTCTGCTCGTAGAGCTTAACGTCGAGACCGCCCTTCTTCCAGATCTTAACCGCCTGGCGAGCTGCTACGATCGCGGAACCCTGTGTTACTGCGGATGATGTGAAAATCTGTACTCCCCAGATAGCAGCAGGAACGGAGAGAGCTCCATTACCGTAAGCGCCTGTGAAGTAACCTCCGCCATAATACTGCTTGTTGTAATCCTTAGTCGTCAGAAGAGTGAACACATCAGCAGGATTTAGGATGACCACGGAAGCATCGTATGCGCTGTCTGCCTTTACCTTGAGGATAGCCTCAAGGATACCATCAGCGAATGTTACTGTTACTCCGTCATATTCTGCAGCACCGATACCGGAAGTATTAGCGATAGCATTAATGACGAAGCTGTCCTCTACGCATCCAAGCTGATATACGAGTGTGTTCTGAACTTCGGAAGCGAGGAAAGGTGCATCTGCGATGATCTCGTCTGTCTCCTTGATGTAAGCTGCGAGCTTGGATAGAGCGAGTGTTGTCGGACTAAAGGATGTGGAAGCCTGAGGCTTCTTGTTTCCCTGTGCTGTGGGGCTGATTCCACTGTTGGTTTCGAAAGCACCCTGCTTGAAGTATGTGATAGCGTTGCCGCTGATCGTTGCGTTCGTGAAGAACGAAGCGGCAGCAGTTCTGCCATTCTGAGGTGCGATGCTGCTGTCAATATCAGCAATCTGAGGAGCAGTTACTGTTGCGTTGTAAGCCTTTTCAAAATGAATGCTTGTGCCGGACTTACGATCGACCATCTCTGTGCATCTCTTAGCGAATTCTTCTATTGTAGACATAGTTTTTACCTCCGTAATGTCTGTGTTTGTGTCTTTGGACTTAGTGCCGATAGCCTTGAGGACCTCTGCGGCCTTCTCAGCTTTTGCGATCTGCTCCTCGAGCGAAGCAATTTCAGATACAAGAGCCTCGCCCTGGGCGATCGTCTCGTCTGTGACTTCCTCGGACTTGAGCTGAGGCTCAAGCTCCGCGAGTGCAGCCTTCTTTTCTGTAAGTTGTTCCTTAATTTTCATTGCCAGGAACCTCCTTGAATAAATTTATTTTGTCGAGAAGGGACTTGGCTCTCTCCGAATTACCGTCGGCCTTCAATTCCTCCGATGCCTCGTTGATCTCGGGCTGTGCCTCTTCGGTTCCTTCCTCTGTCTTCTCTGTATCATTAGCCTTGGTCAGTAAGGACTTCGCAAGGTCGATGATCTGATTGATGATCTCCTCGTCAGACTTGCTGTTCCGTCTGCACGACTTGATCTCTGCTTCGATAGCGGTCTTGACATCGGTCAAGACTGCATTCTGATTAGCGGGTACCGTGACCACGCTGATCTCGTAAACGTCCACACCGGTGAGCACGTTGAAGATGCCCGCCTTCTTTTCGGCTTCTGTGGGTTCTCTGTGATCTGTCACGTCGTAAGCGAATGAGAACTGCCAGATCGCTCCGGACTTGACCATCTTGCGGACATCCTGCGCCAACTGAGTGTCAAGGAAGTCAGCTTCGATATAAGGTCCCTTCTCTGTGTCTTCGATCGTGTTGACCGCTCCGATCACGGAACTAAAGTCATGATTGAAGCAGAGCGGGAACGGATGTCCCGTCGCTTCTCTGTCTGCGATCGTCTTGGTGAATGCACCCGGTTCGATGATGTCGCCGTATGAATCGGGCTGTTTGTCGTATGTGCTAAAATATCCGGCTATCTTGCCGGATTCCTCGTCGACCTTCGCTGTAAATATCTTGTAGTTCATTTTTAACCTCCTGTTGCCGAGATAACCACTTCCGTAGAGCAGTTGCACCCACAACTCTCGCTCGGATCACCTGTGTCCTCTCCCGGCCAGTGCTGACCGTTGGAGAAATCTGCGTCTATCGGAACTCGTTCGCCGTTCATAGCTGCATGACTTGGCCTCGCATTGATTCCCGTCACCCATTCCTTCTCAACTACACGACCGATGACCCTCGGTGCTCCGCCAGAAACTGCCTGATGTGTCGCTTCAACGATCGCCCAGGAAGCGATCGCCGTTGCCGCAGATCTGGCAAGGACATTGGATGTGTTTTCGCGCACTTCGAAGACATGAGCGATGTCCGGCTCTTCCTCTTCGAGTTCTCTCAAGAGTCTGCGCCTCGTCTGCTCATTGATATTCGTCGCACGGGCTTCGGATGCCTCAGAGATATATGCCTCGGTGATTTCCGTGACATACTCCCAGTCGAGCAGCTCTGCCGCTTCTCTTCCATGTTCGTCAGCTATCTCTTGAAGAATGGGATTTAAGTCCTTCGCGAGTTCCTCGTTCCATCTCTCGGAATCCCACCATTCATCTGTGGCTCTGATCTTGGGATTTATCGAACGCGCCTGTCTCTCAAAAAAAACTGTCAGAACTTTCTGCACCCTCTCATCATCTGAAGTCTTACTTCGTCCCTTGATCCTGATCTCTTCCTTCTCTTTGCAGGACTTGCACGAACAGGTCTCGAGCTTCTTGCTCTGGTTATCTAAACCCGGATAGGAATATTCATTCCCAGGATTAGCCTGTCCGCTTACTTCCACGTTGAGCGGAATGACGAGTCCTTCGCCCTGTCCGTCAGGGAGCTGAGGCAGATTCATATGAGCTCTTGCTTCGTCTACTGTCATCCAAGGTCTACCCGTCGCAGTCTGCATGATGGAAGCCTGTTCCTCGAAGGAACCCTTGAGCTTCTCCTGAAGATCGAACTCCACATAGGTCTTGCGATCCGCTCCGATCATAGGGAGCAGGAACGCATTGATCCTCTGCTGGAACATCTGGATGACAGGTCCGAGACATTCAGCATAAAGAGCACGAGCGTTGTCCCTTGCCGAAGCATAGGTCTGTGTGGAACTATGCCAGATCAACGAAGGATTAACTCCGTATGCCGCGGCCACGCTCTCGCGCGATAACTTGACCGACTCTGCCCACTCTGCCTCTCGGAAAGATGTCGAGAACGGTTTGATCTCCATTCCATCTTCCATGAGCGGGATTCGTCCTGCCTTGGAACCGCCCTGCGACCATGCCTCGCGGAATGCCTCAACAAAGTTGGACTTCTGGTCTTCAGTCCAGGGAGCTACATCCTTCGGTCTGATGATCTGTGCATTGAGCACACCCGAATTTTTCCAGAGCTGCTTTCTAAAGCGACCGCTTCCGATCTGCTCCTCAAGGGTATTCCTCAGAGCTGAGATCGGTGAGAGATAGCCGCCAGGATTCCCTGCCGAATAAGTCTTGAACTGGATGAACTCCGACCTTGGAATGTCGACAGCCGTGCCGCCATTCTTACTGCAGATCCTGATCGTGTCCGGACTGTATGCGGATTCCGACTCGGAACTGATGATCCATTCAGACGGAACGATCCTGAGCTGATAGCCGCTCTCGTTGTCTACGTCCGGCAAAAGCCAGACATAAACACTTCCGAATACGAAGTATTCGATAGCGAGCGCTCTGATAAACTCAAATTCTGTCTGATCTGCGTTCGGTCTCCAGAGGAGCTCGGCCGCGACGCTATCTCGGTCTCGCCTTCTCTCGTTCTCGCCGTCGCGGACGTAGACCTTCAAAGGGAGCTGCGCGATGCTGTTCGACAGGAAGTTGATGACGGCTTGCAGATTATCTTGAGTTTGATAAAGCTGCTTCGCCGTGTAGTTCAACACCTGTGTTGAAGCATCGCCCGATATGGTGATATTCACTACTGCCGGTCGCTTAAAAGTTCTCCAGCGTTCCATGATACTGGGCATCACTTCGATACCTCCATTCTTTTCTTATTTTCAAATGAAAAGAAGGGAAGCATCATTCGCGTAGGCTGATTCGTACACCTTCTTCTCACTCTTAACTATTGCCGAGGCAGCAGCGTATGCCATCGCGCAAGCCATTAACGGTCCTATATCGTCCGGACTCTTTACTCTGTCCGGAAGCATTACTCCACCGCCAAGATTCCTCATCTGGCATGTTCTGCCCGGTTTGTCCAATGGCGGTTGTGGTAAGTGATACACTTTCACTCCGCCTCTGTTGTCATCGGGACCGCAAGCCGCTACTGCATCCCAGAAACGATTCCATCCTGCAGTCAAAGCAGGACCTTCCTGCGAGCACCTCGTGATCCCTTCAATCGTGCAGATCTGTTCAGCGAGACCGCTAACAGGTGCGCCACGTCCTTGGAATGCCAAGTTCATGCCGCCATATTTGCCTACGCGAGCACGGAACCAATCGACAGCCCACTCTGAACCGATCCTTCTGTCTACGATCTCAACATGGTAGTTCCCGTCTTCTCGCATTCCGCAGACTGCGATGACGGTGTACTTCCTGTCCTGTGACATATCTATGCCGAACCACAAAGGAGATTCGGGAACGATGAACGAATCCTCGTTCTTGCCGCCTTCCCATGAACCGTCCGGGAATGGTTCCGGAAGGATCGTCTCAACCTGTTGACACATACATTCGGAACGGAACTTCGATTCCGGGAAGGTGTCACGATTCGAGAGAAGAGCTCTCTCTGTCAATAATCCATAGCCGAGCGCAGGATTCGCTTGGGCAAGTGCCTCGAGATCGTTGGTCTCTGCC